CATAAAAGCGCATTAAATGCGCATAAACCGAAGAAAACCTGACGGGATGGCGCTATGGATGGCGCTATGGGATAGGCCTAAAACGCAGAAAAGCCCCGCAAACCCGAAGGCTTGCGAGGCTAGAAACTGTTGATTTTGTTATGTTTTTGGTTGCGGGGGCAGGATTTGAACCTGCGACCTTCAGGTTATGAGCCTGAAAAAAGTGGCTGTATTCTGCGCTATTTATTCGTTGGCGCTATGATGGCGCTATGACCGATTTACTTTTAAAGATGGCGCTATGATGGAGCTATGGAAACCTATGATGGACGCTAAAAACGCCGCTGGCTTGTTTTGGGCATGTCTGTGCCAGAATTTACTTAGAGGCGCTGTGTCCGCAATTTTCGGCGGACAAACGCTATTTCATATTTTCGCGAGCAACGCCACGCGATTTTTCCCAAGACCGCATTCCTGACAGACCCAAAAGCGAAAGCGTCAGGCTCATAAGCTCTTCAGTCTGCAATTTTGGCAAGATAATTTCCGGCGCCCAAATAGCGACAGCCCATTCAGCAATCGGCATGATAAAAAATTGCGAGGCCAAACCTAAAGCACAAATCCACATGATCGCCGGCCTTGCGCCGCTGACAAAAATTGATGGGTGTTTAGCCTGCTCAAGATTTGTTGCAGCTTGCGCAGCTTGCAGCGAAATAAGTTGGGTTTCAAGTTCTGCCGCTAACTTCATTTTTGTATCAGCGTCAGGCACAAACTTGTCAAGGATCGGGCTGGCTAAACTTAAAATCTGTGTGATCATTTGCTTTGGCCTTTGCTGTTGACATACAAACCAAACCAAGCAGCGCCAGCGCCCACGATGACGCTAACAAAACCGGCCTGTGCATTATTTGGCTCAGGCAAAGCCATGAACCACGAGCAAGTTTGATAGAAAACCACCATATAGCTTAAAATCAGCAATCGCGGCACTATGCGCCACGCGTCAAGGCGTTCTGGTGTCAATGCCATTCTCCGCTTTCCATCATTTTAGATAGTTCAACTGCGCGGCCTTTGACTTGCTCTGCCCAACGGCTTCGCAACATTTCAGCCGCAGCTAGTCGGTAGTCGCCAACCAACAACGCGGCTTGAAGATTTTGGAACTTGTCAAAATTTGGTTTTCCTAAGTTGAAAAGCATAGAAATAATGACGGCTTTGCGGGCTTCGTCTAGCCTTGCATAAAACGGATAAAGCATGGCTTCATCCTCACAGCGCTTTATGTCGTTTGCCAAAAGATAGTTTATTTCATCTTCTGACAGGCCACCGTTAAGCTTTTTGTCAATCAACCGGCCAACGCCGATAGTCAAATATCCGCGACTGTCTTCATAAGCATGACTGACCACGCCTTCATGCAGTTTGACTAAATCAAGCAGCTTGCTCATCATCATCATTTTCCTTTTGCATCATTTTGCTGGCAACAACGCCAAGCCGATAAAGCGCTTCAGCCATCGGGCTGTCGGATGCCTTTACGCCTCTGCCAGTGAGGAAAACCTCAACCGCATCGCCTGACTTTGGGTGGTATGAAACAGTGACGGTCATACCTTCCCCGACGTCTTGTGAAACGCATGGGCGGCGGTTAGGAAGTTCGATCATTTAAAATCTCCAAAGTTTTATGAAGTGATGAGGACTCAAGTTCATGGTCGTCAAAAATGTCGCCTGATCTTGAAAGGGTGATTGTTGTGATTTCTTCTATCGGCATGAAGATGCACTTGCGGTGAGGGATGCTGACTAAAGCAGCAAAATCGTAGTCATCAATTGTTGGTGCGCGCTTGCCGCCGCCAATGCCAAAATGCCATTGCAGCTTTCCGGCCGCGTATCGTTTGCCATCCGGCGCATGAAACGATGACGCTTTAACTTGGACACGATAAATTGATGAGCCTCTAGTCGCAATCATGTCGAAGCCGGCGGCTGGTGATATTGCGGTTTTCCAGCCGTGCATTTCGCATACGGCAGCGGCGATATACTCGCCTATCCGACCAGTTACGATTGCAGACATTATCGAGGCAGAAACCCTATCGCTAAAGCGGCTTTCGTTGCTATGGCGCCGACTAATCCAGCAACGCCAGCCAAAAGCATGACAGTTTTCCAGCCTCCCTTCGCTTGTAAAGCAAGCTCGTGAATTTCTTTTAGGCACGATCTGGTTTCAGCCATTTCGCGTTCTAAAGTTCGCAAGCGGCTGGACATTTCGCCAAGTTCACGTTCAACGCTCATTTTTTATGCTTTCGATAAAGTTGAAAATAAAAAGACGAACAGGCCTAATCCGATGACGGCAACAACGGCGATGAGTAAGACCGTCTTGATTGTCTCCTCTGTTTCGTGCTGTTTTCTAAGCGCTTCGCGCGCAGCTTTTTCTTGCGCCTCTTTTTGCTCACGCAATGCTTGATTATGATGGTCAATGATTTCTTGCCATGTTGATTTTTGATCGGCCGCTTTCGGCCATCGCATATTGATCATCGTTGCGACTTGTTGCATTTGTTCATTCAGCCGCTTTGCCTCAAGCACCGCGTCGATGCTTGACTTAAACTTTATATCGCCGACGCCAGCCTGTTTATTGCGCTCCTCATTTAGCTTCTTTTGAGCCATAAAAAGCGTTCCAATCTGCTCCCCAATTTCGGCGACAGATTGGATGTCGTTGATCCGCGATTTTATGAAGCCTATTGCATTTGAGGCAGCCGTAACCGCAGCGATTGCCGTTGTGATAGGTTCCATTAGTTCACCTTTATTTTAGGGAGGCAGGCGGCAGAAACCAGTCGCGAGCCGTCAGCCGTTTGGACATACTGACCAGCAATTCGCTGCGCAAAATAAAGGCATCGGTCTATATCTGCGAAAACCTGAGTTTGATTGTAGACATTAGCCCCGACGTAAACGAACAGGACAAATTCTATCATTTTTTATGAAGCTGAAAAATAACCATAAGAAGGAGCGCGGTTTGGATTAGGTCAACAATTGGAAAAGCGATCACTATTCTGGCGCGCTTTCTGGCACAAACTCATCAGCAATCGGATCAAGCTTTTTAACCGCTGACCTTTGCGTTCCAACGCTTAAAAAAGCTGGCGGGGTCAAGTCCTTTGGAGCGTATTGCAAAGCCAAATCATCAACATCAGCGGCCTCCATGTCTGCCGTCACCGGCAAAATAGCCCACGAGCCATCTTCAAATTCAACTTGAACGCCATCTGTTGAAATTTTTGTCACTGTATAAATTGGATCAGTCATTTTTTATCCTCTATGCCGTGCCGCCCGCGACCGCGCCGTTGTTTGTGAATGTTACGAAAGAAATCCCGCGAATGTATTTGCCACCCGCACCGCCGCCACCGCCGGCTGAGCCGTTTGATGTATTGCCGTTAGAACCTGAATTGCCATTCGATCCTGAAGCGCCATAACCGCCGCCTGTGCCGCCTGTGCCGCCATTGCCAGCGTTTGTGCCGCCGGAGGAACCTGACGAACCGCTGGTGGCTGATTGATTGTAGCCAGCGCCAACGCCACCAGAGCCACCACCGCCGCCAGAAGTATTTGTGGTTGATGAAGTAGTGTAAAACCGACTGAGATCAAGTTTAGTCCATTTGTCATCTGATTGGCGAGTTACCCCGCGATCATAAGTGTAACCGCCTATGACAATCCTTGTTCCCCAATTATTCCCTGCGTTTTGCGACAGATAGCCATTAAAAATTATGGTGCCTTGCCATACTAACTTTTCGTTGGCATTTCTGGCCTCCCAATAATGGTTATCTTGATGAAATGAAGGGCTTTCAGTTACTGTTGAAGACGTTGTATAACTGCCATTCCCGCCGGTGCCGCCAGAACCGCCGCCACCGCCGCCAGCATAGATAGACCCATTATTAGTCAACGTGCATGAAACAAACGCTTCAAAAGCATCGCCGCCCGCTTGACCGGCTGCGCCTCCTTTGCCGATGAGTGTTCCATTGTTGATAATATTAATCGAACCAATGCCGCCACTGTTTATCTCAAGCGCTTCATCGCCAGTGCTAGTTGCGCCCAAAGTCACGCCCGAGTTGATGACGATCTCTTTTGGATAGTTGACGCCGTAGTCCGTACCAAAGATTGAGCTCGCGTTTTGGTTTGTCGCATTGCTGGCAAATGTCTTGCGCCAGCCGCGTGCCGTACTGCGGAAATTTGTGAAATTTATTGCGCCAGATGTTGGCACAGAAGCGGCTAGATTTGTCGCCGTGTTATTTCCCGCATTGCCCCGCACCAGCGACCCGCCTCTATAAAGGTCGCTAAAACTAATCGCGCCCGCGCCCGAAAACTCTGTGCGCAAGTCGCTGAAGCTGACAGCTCCACTTGCTGCGATAGCCATTAGACGGTTCCGAAAGCTGTAATATCGCCAGCCGCAACAATTGCGCCCGCGCTTGTTACTTTTAGGACGCCAGTGCCGCCGTATTTTAGCAGAAGGTTATTTGAGCCATCTTGCTCTATAGTCCAGCCTGATCCAATAGCCAGCTTCGTGATGCTGTCTGCGCCTTGCTCGAAGTTTTTAATATGCGACATGAGCGTGCGAAAAGCGTTATTGACATCGCTAGGCAGCATAGAATTTTCTGCAAGATTGACCCCGCCGACGTCGGTGTTGTTGGCTGCGGTGGAATCATAGGAACCAAAATCGTTTTTAGGCATAGGGTTATCCTTTTTTTAGGGTTATCTGTCGCTGTTAATATAGGCGCCAAGCAGGCCACCAGATGCAGGCAACAGCATCGTGCGGCGCCTTTGGTTCTTTGTTGCTTCGGCGGCTCTAGCTTCGAGACTTTGTAAAAAGTTTCTAGTGCTTGCCGAATTAAACATTGGTGTCGCTAATTGGTCAGAAATCCGCTCCGCCGCTTTGCGTTGCCGCCGCTTCATTAGGC